AGAGGAGAGTAATACTATGGATAGTATGATTAAGTTGTTGTTGGTATTGTTGTGGGTTTATATGGCGATTCATTTATCAATCTTTTTTATGGGGAGGTAATGGTGTATGTATAAACAATGTTTCAGGTGCGGTAAGCAAGGCGTTAGCCGTTGCCATGCGTGTTCTAGGTATATGAAAGCAAAGAAGTTATTACATAAACTATGCGAAAGAAAGGCGGGGTAGTGTATGACTGAACAGGAAAAGATCAAACAGGCGATAAGCCTACTAGATCAAGCAACAACTTTGGTTTACAACATCGAGGGCGACAAGTGGCAGATGACCTACGAAGTTCTTGAAGCCCTACTCGATAACCTAAAAACAGAGGAAAAATCAAATGCCACTAATGGAAAAGAAAACAGGTAGGGTCATAGGTGTAGGCAGTAATCTAATTAAGAAAGATAGGAAGGGACTATTGCACCGCTATGAAGTCCAAGAAGTGTGTGCGACCAGTGTCAAGGTCAAAGAGTGTTCGGGGGATAGCCCCACGCCCCTATATTTCAATATACCTTTTAAGACGCTAAACCTAGTTCGATACAAAGACTAAACCGAGGTGGTTTTCACCTCACTTAAAACGAAAGGAAACATCATGTGGTTCTTAGCAATCTTTGGTTTGTTCGTAGTTACGCTGACTGTATCAGTCAGTTGGTTAATCAATGAAGTAGCAATACTACCCGTAGTGGGTGTTGCATTGAGTAGTTTCGCAATCGGGTTTGTTCTTGGGGAGAATACGCATGGCTGAAAGCAAGAGGTATTTTAGTTGGAGTGAGTTGCATGCCCTTGGGATATGCAAGTTAACTAAGGAGGATATGGAAACCATGATGGCGTGGCGACAGGAGTTTGGCAAAGAGAAGTTCGATAAGTTTGTAGACCTTGTATCACATACACAGAAGATGCTTATCGCCATAAACAAAGGAGAAAAGTAATGGGTTATTACAGCGAGGTAGCGTATGTCATTGAGTTCAAGGATAAGACGCAGAAGGAAACATTCATTAACTTACAGAAGGTCAAAGCGGATCCACTCATCAACGAGGCACTCAGGGAACTGCAAAACATTACAGACCATGACAACAATAAGTTAGCGTTTCATGTATCAAGTGCCAAATGGTATGACGACTTTGCAGAAGTCAGGGTGCATCACGATTTCATGGTAGGTGCTGAGGAGTTATTCCCTGATGATGTTAATTGGTTGTTCGTGCGGATCGGTGAGCAAGATGATGATATGCAACAGGAAACAGGCGGAGAGAATGCGTGGGATCTGGCTGACTTTGTTTACCCTGTGCGATACATTAAGTTTGAGTTGAGTGGTGAACCTGTGCTTGAGGAGGAGAAAGAAGATGAGTCTGTTTAAGATGTGTGTGGTAGTTTGTAGTTTCGTGGGCGGGCTGTTGATAGCCCGCTTTTTTATTAACTTGTTATGGGGAGTGTAATGTGGCTAACCTAAAGAATGTGTCTGTGAAGTGTGTTGAGAAAGACGATAGCAAAGAGTTTGTATGGCACGAGGTGTATGCCATGATAGAAGGCAAGAGGTATGTCCGCAGGATAGAGGCACGAGATCCGAAGGAAGCAGTTGAGTTGTTGAAGGACAAGCAGATAGTATTAGGTTGGAATTGGAAGGAGGTCGTATGATGATGCAAGAAGATGTAGAAGCAGAAGCAAACGAAGCCTTTTATAAATGGGAAGAACGATTGTTCCAAGGCGAGTCACCGCTTAGTGATTATGATCGTGACCTGTTCGTAACAGGGTATGTAATGGCAAAACTAAAAACCAAGGAGAAATGAAATGCCTAGAGTAAAAGAACCTGTATTGATAAGTGAATCGTTTGGTTCATACCAAAAGGTGTATGAGATGGACATAGAGGGCAAAAAGATCACAGCGACCTATACCTATGACGGCGAAGAAGAACACCGAAGTGGGTGGGAGTATGACTTATCACCATGCTATGTAGACCTAACCGAAGATGAGATCCTTGATCTTGAAGAAGAAGTTCATGTAATGCTTAACTACCCACAGGAGAAATGAAATGACAACATTCACAATGCAGGACTTAAACACAATACCCGTAACTCAAGAGGAGGAAGAAGCAATGCAAGCACTAGCCGAGAAACAACAAGAGCAGTTGGCACAGCATGAGCAAGCACATAAGATTGTGCAAGGCGTAAGTGGGTTTCAATATACCCCGATGGACACATCACCACAGGCACAGGATCTGAGTAAGTTGTTTGTGACCCTGACTGCCACCATGCAAGCGATTGTCAAACTATGCGTGGAGTCACATACCAAACAACAACCAAGCGAAAGCCTGATACAAACAGTTGATACTGTATTGGAGAACGCACAATGGTTCAAAGAAGCGGTAGAGGAGAAGGTTGAAACGCTTGTTGAGGACATGGATCATTCATATGAGATTGAGTCGGCAGTAGAAAGCCACTTCAGTAATTCATTCAGCCTTGACGATCATGTAGATATTAGTAGCGAGGTAGAGAGTGCAGTAGAGAGTGCAGTAGAGAATCAGATTGATGATGTAGTCGAGAGGATTCTTAGTGAGAAGTTGAAGTCGGCAACGATATCGTTTAACTGAGGTGGGTTTCACCTCGCTTTTGAAAGGAGAAGTGCTATGTTTTGGAATCACAGGATAGTTGACTTATCGAAGGACAATGACGGCGAACCTTGGTATGAGATTCAAGAGGTTTATTACAACGAGAAAGGAGAACCATCGGGTCATTGCAACCCATGTGTTGGCGGTGAAAGTCTTGATGAGATTCAGATACAGATTCAACGCTTTACTGAGTGCCTAGCACACCCAATACTAAATGCAGAGAAAGATTTCGTTGGTAGTTTTGACGATGGAGAAGAAGATGGGACTATATAGAACCATCTATGGGTATCACATTCACAAATCAGAAATAATGAAAGGAAACAATATGTTAAGTTACACAGACGCATTACACCGATACGAGAGAGCATACAATCCACCACGCAGTAAGAAGTGGAAAGCCATGCCCGATAACGGCAGACCATTGGATAGCGCAAGTTACTTCCATTACGGCATACACAAGCGTGATGATGGCGTTATCTATTACCGCTTGTATGACACCAACATCGCCACATTCTATCCACCTGATGCCGAGGGGTATGAGAAGGTAGAGATGAATTACTACAACAGCCAGACCACTAACACATTCATCTACAAGCATGGACTGTCTTACTATCAACTACCAATAGCCGAGGACAAAGCAGTCAAGGTTCCGTATGTGCCACAGTATTCCGCTAAGAGGCAAGGGCGTGAACATTCGGCGGTGTTGTATTTCAAGAATGGACTGCTTGATGTATCTAAGTCGTATCATGCAGACATATTCACCAACACCTCATCAGCCGAGGACAAACAGAAACGCAAAGAGTTCAAGAAGAAAGTCGATACGCTTGTGACCTTAGCCATGTTGCGTATGCCTGAGTATCGTGCCAATGTAGCATTCGCTAATAACTTGGGCATTCCCTTTGGCACAGCGCATGACGCACCGGAATCAGTCGAGGACTTCCGTAGAGTGATTCATACCTTTGGTAAAGAAGAAACAGAACACCCTCGCTACATAGAAGCATTCCTCAACATGGGTCAGGATATATTTAACATTCTTGTTAACAAGCGTATCTACAACTACAAGCCCGAGGGCGAGAGATGGGGTGGTGCTTTGTTTAGCACATGGAATAAATCCTCTGAGCAGATAGAAGCCTACAAACAAACCATGCGTAAGATTGCTGACGAGGTTAGTATCGAGGACTTCCATAAGTCGTTAACAAACAAGGTGCTTGATATGGTAGGCATCAAGACAGGCACAGAGAGAACGGCATGGGGGCAGTTTCAACCCACCATTCCACGCAAGTTTTATTACTAAGGGTTTATCCCAATACGAAAGGAGGTGTCTAGTATTTGACTTGGCAGTATCATTAAGTAAAACAACAAGATGTAGTATCACTCTACTAAATGTAGTATCAACTAACGAAAGGTATTAATTATGTCAATGCTTTCATTCAAGCAAGTTTCACAACTCGTCAAGGCAATCGGTCACAAGCGCACCATCATTGTTGAGGGCGAGAATGGTATCGGTAAGACCGGTTTGTTCTATGCACTAGCCAATGACCCACACTTTGCCAACCACATTCATGTCAAGCCTATTGATTGCACGCAGTTATCTGACGGCTCGGTGTGGATGCCCGACATTGATCGGGAGATGGGTGTATCTCGTGAGTTACCTAACGAGAGGTTCGGTGTTAATCGTGACAACCAACGAGGTATCAATGGCAGTAGACCCGCCCTGATATTCCTCGATGAGATTGCCAAAGCCAAGCAGTTCATCAAAGATGTTCTTGCACCAATCGTTTACGAGCGTCGTGTTGGTAACTACGAGTTACCTGAGAACAGCGTGGTGTTCTGTGCCACTAACCTAGGTGTCGAGGGGTTGGGCGATAACATTCAGGCTCATCTGCGTAATCGTTTGGTGTTCGTCAAGATGCGTAAGCCAACCCAAAAGGAATGGCGTGAGTGGGCGCTCGACAAGGGTATTGCCCCCGAGATCATCGCATGGACTGATGAGTTAGAAGATCAGTTGTTCGACAGTTTCTTGGACTACCAAGATGGCGGTAAGTATCATGGTCAGAATCAAGAGGGTCACAACACGCATATCTTCAACCCTGCGATTGCACAAACATCTTATGTAACTCCTCGCAGTCTGCATGCCGCATCTGACATTGTGTATGAGAAAGACCACATGGACAACGACTCTCTTATGGCATCACTCACAGGCACAATCGGTGCATCAAGTGCCGAGTCACTTCATGCTTTCATCAAGTTCGGTGAGCAGACCGAGCCATACAATCGCATAGTATCTGACCCAAGCAAATGCCCTGTGCCTAGCAATCCTGTTGCACAGATCATTACAGTTCTCAAATGTATTACACAAACCAATACACGAGAGCAAGCCGAGTCGGTATGTATCTATGTCAAGCGTATGCGTAAGGAGATGCAGTCGATGTTCTGTAATAACTTAGCGCAGTCTAGTCGTGTCACTAACTTCGTGACTGTTACTGAGTTCCAAAGCATGTTGCAAGATAACAAGATTTACTTCACAGGTAAGTAATATGAAGACAATCATTCATGTCAATCAGCATGTAATAAAAGCCAACGCCAAGAGTGGCAAGCAAGATCCTGTCTTAACTGTTAAGACATATAAGACCAACACCTACGCACACGAGGTATTGATTAAGGGCAATAGCAAAGTAGTGTATTCGCCTGATAAACCATTATCTTGCGGTGCAAAGGTATGGATAGAAACCAACTCACAAGTGGAGGTAATAGTATGAGTAGCGTATGGAAAAAGATGTCGTTAAACGATCGTATCATTTCGTGTCATGTCGATATATCCAATGACCCCAAGTTTGCGGGGTTGTCGGGTGTTGTGTATGTCGGTGATGTCAAGATTGACGAGTCCTGTGAAACCGCAGGCACCAATGGTCGTGATGTGTGGTATGCCCCCTCGTTCATCGAGCCTATGAGTCGTAAGCAGTTGAGGTTCTTGGTATTGCATGAGTCGTTACACAAAGCCTTACATCATTGCTCTACCTATGCTGATCTGTGTAAGAAGTATCCTCGCCTGTGCAATGTGGCTATGGATTATGTAGTCAACGGCACTATCGAGGAAACAGATCCAAAGCATGAGTTCGTTGAACACCCAACATCTGTGCCACCTTTGCTTGACCCTAAGTTCTTTGGTTGGTCATTCGTTGAGGTGTTGCAACATCTGCTCAGGGAGAACGGCGGTAAGGACTATGAGCAAGGCGAGGGTGAGGGCAAGGGTGGTAATGGTAAGCCAATGGATCAGCATGTGATCGGCAAACTAGGCAACGAGGTATCTGCCAAGACCGAGAAGGAAATCACAGAGGCACTACACCAAGGCAAGGTATTACAAAGACGCTTGCAGAATCGTGGCACAGGTAGTCTAGGTAATCCAATCGACAGACTTACCAAGAAACGTGACACGAATTGGCGTGAGCATCTGCGTGAGTGGGCTACTGCCCTGTGTGAGGGTGATGACTTCTCTAGATTCGCACCGCCCAACAAACGCTTACTGCCTCTCGGTATCATCATGCCTAGCCACTTCAGCGAAAGCACAGGGGAGTTGATTGTTGCCTGCGATACTTCGGGGTCTATGGGTCATCTGTATCCTGTCGTGTTCGGCGAGATTGCTCGTATCTGTGAGAATGTGTTACCACAATCTGTTCGTGTTCTGTGGTGGGAGGGTAGCGTTGTCGGCGATCAAGTGTTCAAGCAACACGAGTATCAGGGTATTGCTAGACTTCTCAAACCCGCCGGTGGTGGTGGCACACGAGTCAGTTGCGTAGCAGAGTATATCGAGGACAACAAGTTGAAGCCTCGTGGTGTTCTCTACCTGACAGATGGCTACATAGAAAGCGATTACAAACTACCCGAGTTCCCTACCTTGTTCGGTGTAGTAGATAACGACCACTTCGTGGCAAGCAAAGGTAAGACTGTTCGCATTTATTCTTAATACAAACGAAAGGAAATACTATGACACGCTTTAATATTGATACATGTGCTATGTTGGTTGAGGTCAATGTTCGCCAATGGACTGCACGCAAGTTGGACAAATCCACTACGGAAGAAGTTGTTAGCACCAAGAAAGCACAGAACAAAGGTGCGGCTCGTGTTAACAAACATCTGCTCGCCGGTCGTAATGAGTTGGAGGTAATCAATCAGCATGTAGGCACTATCCGCACTTATCTCTATGATGTAACTCTGCCTTGGTCTGACTCAGGTTTGCGTTTGCTGACGACTGCCAAGTTCATGGAGTTCAATCAACGCATGCAGGAGTATGAGGATAAGTTCAATCAATTAGTAGATGATTTCGTAACGGCTTACCCAACGCTGATTACGGCACAGGCGATGGCTCTTGGTGATATGTTTAACCGCACCGAGTATCCCACCGCAGACGACATCAAGCATCGCTTTGAGTTCAGAGTTAACTACATGCCTGTCCCAACCTCGGGTGACTTCCGCATTGATGTAGGCAACGAGGCTCAACAAGAGTTACAAAGTAAGTTACAGAAGTTGGCTGATGAACGCATCGAGCATGCTATGTCTGATATTAAGACACGATTGAAAGATCACCTTGCTCGTATGTCAGATCGCTTGTCAGTTGATACAGTAGGCGGTGAACTCAAGACTCGCATGTTCCATAACTCACTACTAGATACTGCCCACGAGTTATGCGCACTAGCCAAGGATCTCAACATTACACAAGATGCAGAGTTGGAACAGGCTAGGGTAGCGTTGAAGAATGCGATTAGCGGTATTGCGGTTGATGATCTGCGTAAGGACATTCCTACACGCACCGAGGTCAAGAAAGAAGTTGATGCAATCCTCAGCAAGTTTAACTTTTAAGGGGGGCGTATGTTAAATAACCCAATCGTAGTGCGTAATGGAACTGTCGTAGAAGAAGTCCATCGCAGAAGATATAGGCATGGGCGACCAGTGTCAAGAGAAGTTCTGTTTGACAATGTGCTTGACGCATTGGAAAGCAAGCACGAGGCGAAAGCCAAAAAGTTACTTAAGCAAATAGGAGAGAAGAAGTGAATTTATTTTTAGAAGGCAGTAAGCAAGAACCACCGGCAGAGAAAGAACTGTATAAATGTTACACGCTATACGGCATTCTCTATCTGCCACACTACACGCAAAGCGGTGTGTATGTTAGCCCCATGAGAACCTCGCATGGGCATCATAAATTTTATTTAGAAGGGGAACTAAAACGCATGGGTGCATCACCTAGGAAAGAGTATTTGTTTAAAACTTCAGCAAGGGATGAAAGTGCCAAGTAAAAAGCGTGAGTTGATGGAAACCTATGAGGCAATACATGCTGCCCAAGATAGGATATTAGGAAAGAAGTTTTGTTCGTCATGTCAGAACATGAAGCCTATTGGAACAGGTAAATTTGTGGCAACGGCGAACAAACGAGTTAAGCGGTGGAAGTGTGGTGACTGCCTAGCAAGACAGAGCAGTCGTTTATATCAAGCAAAGGAGAATGTAAATGCGTAAGAAAACTATTGTAGATTTATTAACCGAAGGCGAGAACTCCCTAGATGAAAAGTTGTGGCAGTTGTCGTGTGACATAGACGAGATAAGTTACAAACTAGAAACCGCTAGAAGTATCTGCGGTGTGGTAGCGGTCGGTCTTGATAGCGACTCAAACGATGAAAGCGGTGCGATATGGGGGGTGCATGACATAGTTAAAGAACAGAGTCATCTATTAGATGCGTTAAGTGCAGATGCCCTTTACATTCGCAAACAACTTAAGGAAGCCGAGGAAAAAAATAAAGGGGCTAAGAAATGACTGAACAGAAAGCACCTCCGCACATCGTAGATAGTGGGGCAAGCGTTGAGCCTATTCCGTTTGCAGGGTGGGTGCAATACAGCGACGATACTGTATTGCCTAAGACTTTAGGGGATATGATTAAGATGAAACAAACCCTAAACGACCCTGTGAATAGACCCAAGCACTACACCGCACACCCAAGCGGAATCGACTGTATTCAGATCACCGAGCATATGGGGTTTTGTTTGGGCAATGCCATCAAATACATATGGAGGGCTGACCTCAAGGGCGAGAGCATTCAAGACCTAGAGAAAGCCATTTGGTACATCAAGCGAGAGATTGAAAGGAGAAAGAAATGATTGAAATTCTTGTAGCCTACATGCTCTACGAGGGCGAGGCTGATGTAGTGTGGTGGTTGTTATATGCCGTTGTTTTGTTTGGTAAATTCTATTTTGTCATGCAACAACAAAAGGAGAAACGGCGTGAGCTACATGGTGTATGATGAAGAAGGTGAACTGATGCGAGTTGTCGGCAGGCAAGAAGAGGCTAGGCAAATTGCACAGGCTAGAGAGGGTTGGACATTTAAGTGTGTTCGTAAACCTAAAGAAACGATTGACTTAACTGAATTTGAGGAGGCACCATTTTGAACTACCTAGAAGCTGAAAAGATACTTCGTAAAAATCTAAACCCAATCCCAAGAAGTTATAGCGAGGCGGTTAAAGACGCAGACTATGCGACTGGCATGTGGCGTTGTGAAACTGATTGGGATAGAACTAAAAATTTGTTTGTTGTTATTGGGGGAGTGGCTCTTGCACTCCTTATGTTTGGCAGTCTTGTTTATGGACTTTTTGTTTGGATTGACCTATGGACGAACTAAGTAGAGAAGATGTAGTTGTGCTATCTGAAAAAGCCGGCTTTGGTATGAATGAAATACGAAAAGATATTGTTAAGTTTGAACGGCTTGCATGGTTAGTTCAGCGTGTATGTGAGGAGGAATCGAATGAGATTTTGCCCCGAGTGCAGTGAAAAATTAATGACCACGCAAACTAGGCAAGCAAGTCAGTCAGAGTTTTGGACTCGCCGTAGAAAGATATGCGTGTGTGGATTTAGGATAACTACCTATGAAATACCTGCAAGTGAACTAACCATAGAAAAGGCAGACGAAGATGACACCGGAAGCGAAGGTGAAAAAAAAAGTAGTAACGCTTCTTAAAAAGCGTGGTGTGTATTACTTTTACCCTGTGATGGGGGGTTTTGGGCGTAGCGGTATTCCTGATATTGTGTGCTGTTGCAAAGGACATTTCATTGGGATTGAGTGCAAGGCAGGCAGTAATAAGCCAACGGCTCTACAAGAACTAGAGATGCAGAAGATAAGAGATGTGGGTGGCACCACGCTCGTAGTGAACGAAGATAATTTGAATGATGTAGAGGAAGTACTTAACCTTATAGAAAGTAATTATGGAAATAGTAACGACAAAAGACGTAGCGATTGACCAAATTAAACGCTCAATCTCTGAGGCAGAAGGGGACTCCAATGTGTCTATCGTAGTTGTGTTTGCCAATAGCGAAACCAACACAGTAAAAGTATTAGGGCTAAACATTGACGAGATGGAAGTGCCTCTTTTATTAACCGAAACGGCATCTGAGATAGGGCAACGAGTTTTAGAACAACTTGAAACAAGGACTTTGAATTAGATGAAACGGAAAGATTTGAGAGAAATGGACACAGGACTCTTTGATGATGTTCAAATCAATAACCCCGACAGAGACAAAGCATGGGAAGCATTTATTAAACGCAAAGATGTTGAGGGTTGGGCGGTTGATAAAGAAAGTTTTCCTTTGAATGGCTTTTACGATGTGTGGTGCATTGCATGGAGTAAGGGTTGGGATAAGGCATTTGATTGGCAAACTGAAATACTTAAAAAACAAGCAGACCACATAAAGCATTTGGAACAGGGGTTGGAGTCATCCATAGCATTAAACAAAGCACAGGTAGAACGCCTAGCTGAGTTAGAACGAAAGCATAAAGAAGAGTTTGATTACGTTGAAAAGCTACTAAAGGAGAGAAAATGAAAATAGAAATTAAGATTACTAAAGAACACGAAGACGGCTCTGCCGATGCAAAGATTTCTTTTGATAAGTTAGGTATGCAAACCTTGATTCAATGGGGTATGGTTGCCATGCTTGAAAATGCAATAGATAAATATGCTACCGAAAAGCAACTAAAAGAAATCAAAAAAACTAAAAAGAAGTCTAAAGAAATTGATCTAGATGGGCGTTGTTAATGAAAACATTAGTCTTGGATTTTGAAACACGATGGGATAGCAAGGAATACACGCTAAGCAAACTAACTACCGAGGAGTATATTAGAAGCCCTAAATTCAAAGCGTTTGGACTAGGGTGGAAATGGTTTGGCGAAGATAAAAAAGAATGGGTTACGCACGACGACATTCCTGCTTGGGTAAGTTCAGTAGATTGGGATAACACCAACATCCTAGCCCACAATGCTCAGTTTGATGTGTCGATACTCGCTTGGGTATACGGCGTGCGCCCTAAATTCATACTAGATAGCCTATCAATGGCTAGGGCTTTGCGTGGGGTAGAAGTAGGCAATAGCCTAGCGACTTTAGCAGAAGCGTTCGGGCTACCACCCAAAGGACAGGCGGTGCATAGCACCAACGGCTTGGCTGAGATTACTTTTGAGATGGAGAAAGAGTTGGCAGAGTATTGCCTACACGATGTGTTTCTTTGCGAGGAAGTATTCAAACGCTTGGTTAAGGGCTACCCCAAGAACGAGTTAAAGCTGATCGACATGACACTTAAGATGTTTATAAATCCGGTGTTGGAATTAGATAGGGAGATATTAGTTGACGCAATTGAAATCGAAAGGCACAAAAGGGAATCCCTCTTGGAGAAAATTGGGATTGAGGAGTCGGCGCTTGCTAGCAACGATCAATTTGCTAAAGTTCTTGAACGACTCGGCGTCGTGCCGCCAAGGAAAATCAGCAAGACGACTGGTAAGGAAGCTTATGCTTTCGCTAAGAATGATGCGTTATTCCAAGCGTTGCTTAACAGCGACAACGAGGATATTGCGCTTATATGTGAGGCTAGACTCAAAGTCAAATCAACGTTGGAACGCACGAGAGCGCAAAGATTTCTCGACATATCAGAACGAGGTACGTTACCTGTCCCGCTTAACTATTACGGCGCCCACACAGGTCGTTGGTCTGCGTCAAAAGGCTCGGGGCTTAATTTACAAAACCTCAAAAGGGGATCTTTCTTACGCCAAGCTATCAAAGCGCCGAAAGGCAAAACCCTTGTGGTCTGTGACTTGGCTCAAATCGAGCCGAGAGTGTTGGCATACTTGGCAGACTATGAAAACCTCCTCGAAATCTTTACTTCGGGGCAAGATGCGTATGCGTCTTTTGGTGCGCAGATGTTCAATATCCCGGGGCTTACAAAAACCTCGCATCCTGACCTAAGACAGTCAGCTAAGTCAGCACTACTTGGTTGTGGCTATGGCATGGGTTGGGCTTCTTTCTCTGCACAACTACTTACAGGTTTCCTAGGCGCACCCCCCACCCTCTACACAAAAGACTTTGCTAAACAACTTGGTGTAACTGAGCAGACTGTGGCAGACTTCCTTGCTTGGGAAAAAAACCTAGAACTGCTTGGCAAGATACCGCATACCTGCACTCCCAAAGAACTTTTAATACATGCACTAGCCGCTAAAGAAATCATTAATAAGTATCGTGAAGCAGCTTATCCTGTTGTGGGCTTTTGGAACCTGTGTAATTCGTTGATAAAGCACAGTTTATCTGAGGGTAAACCATATCAACACAAGTGTCTAACATTTGAAAAAGAGCGTATAATTCTGCCTAGTGGGTTAGCTTTACGCTACCCTGATTTAAGATTAGAAAACGCCCAATGGGTTTATGGGTCTGACAGTAAGAAGCTGTATGGCGGTAAGCTAACAGAAAACATTGTTCAGGCTGTGGCTCGTTGTGTAATGACTGATGGCATGCTACGGATACAAGAAAAGTACCCCTGCGTGTTGACAGTCCATGATGAAGTTGTTGCGCTAGTACCCGAAGATGACGCTGAAGAAGCTGAAAAGTGGGTTTTGGCGCAGATGGTCATGGATCCGGAGTACATGAAAGGTATACCGCTTGATGCTGAAGCAAGTAGTGCTAAACGATACGGAGATGCTAAGTGACAATTAAATGGTCGCATTCAGGGCTTAAAGACTACGAAGGGTGTGCTAGGCGTTTCCACGAGGTTAAAGTCCTCAAGAACTACCCTTTCCAAGAAACCGAGCATACCCGCTACGGCAAGCAGGTGCATGAAGCGGCTGAACTTTATATTAAAGATGGCACCCCCATACCCCCCGAGTACGAGTACATGCGCCCTGTTGTAGATAGGCTAGCCCAAATCAAGGGTAGAAAATTACCTGAGTACCAGATGGGTGTAAAGATTGATCTGACCCCTTGTGCATTTGATGACCCTGATGTATGGTGTAGGGGTATTGCCGACCTGATTATCATAGATGATGATGGGCTAAAGGCTTGGATAGTTGATTACAAAACAGGCAACGACAAGTACCCTGACCGAGATCAGTTAATCCTCATGTCTTTGATGGTGTTTGCTCACTTCCCCCATATCCGTCAAGTCAATTCATCCTTACTCTTTGTGGTCAAAAACACGATGGTTAAGCATAAAATGACGATTGACGAGAAAGATTTTCATTGGCAGTTATATCGTGAGCGTGTGGCTAAACTTGAAGCAAGCCATGCTAACGGCGTATGGAATCCCTCACAGACTCCTCTGTGTGGGTGGTGCCAAGTAAAAACTTGTGAATTTAACCCTAAACATTAGGAACTACTATGACACAGAAAAATGGCAAGCGTGACTTCAAACACGCATACTTACTGCAAAAGAAATCGGGTGAAACCGAGGATCAGTTAGAGCGCCAAAGAGCAAGACGCAAGTATGATAAAAAAGGTATTGACCGCAAAGGCAAACACATAGATCATGTGAAACCTTTACGGGCAGGGGGTAAATCTACCACCGGCAACTTACGATTGCGATCACCAAAAGCAAACATGTCAGACAAATAAAAATAATACTGATAACGAAAGGAAAAAATGGTTAATCAATTACTCAAGCAAACGTTTGAAGACTTTGCAAATGTATTTAATGACTCCGCAAGAGATGTAGAAGCTTTTACTGTGCCACTACCTATGGTGGTGGACTTGTGGACTGTGCGTTGGGGCGAAGATTGGGTGTCCGGCGACGAGATAAAAAAAGACCCCTATTGGAACATGCAACTACTGCGCTTGCTTAACAAAGAACTCGTTGAGCATCTGTACCTAATGGATAGACAAGACACAATGTATAGACTAATTACGAGCGATCATGGAAATAATTGAAAACAAAGCCCTAGTATTTAAGACACGCAATCCTGATAAGTACACAGTAATCCCCAAAAGTACTATCGTAGAAAGCTACGGAGATGTTCACAAAGTAGCGGTGCGGTGGGGCTTAGATGAAGTGCGTGTGCTTCGCAACCTAGGTGTGAAAGACGTACCATCACCAATCAGAGCCAAGTATGCGTTTCCAGGAATGCACAAACCTTTTGCGCACCAAATTGACACCGCAGAATTCCTAACGCTAAACCGCAGAGCATTTGTATTTAACGACCCCGGCACAGGTAAAACTTTTAGTGCGTTATGGGCGGTTGATTACTTAATGAACATTAAACAGGTACGCCGTTGTTTAATTCTATGCCCCCTATCCATCATGCACGACGCTTGGATGAACAGCATTGGCAAAAGCATTATTCACCGATCGGCTATCGTAGCCCACCATTCCCAAGCAACCCGCCGTATTGAGATGGTGCAAGGTTCTTATGAGTTCGTAATCGTCAACTATGATGGGTTAAATCTTATTGCTGACGAGGTAGTTGCTAACGGCAAGTTTGACCTAGTAATTGTGGATGAAGCTAACGCATACAAAAACCCAAGCACTAAGCGGTGG